TTTGATCAAATCGGTCAACAAGTTGCTGCAGTACGAACAACACGTGGTGCAGATACCATTCTAAATGATACACCACACTCAAGACGTTCTGTAACGTTGCAGGACTATGAAGTAGCAGATCTGATTGATGATCAAGATCGACTACGAATGATTACTGATCCAACTTCTTCTTATGCTCAAGCACAAGCATTTGCATTGGGTAGAGCAATGGATGACGTAATCATTAGTGCGGCTACCGGAGTTGCTTATACGGGTGCTAGTGGAACTACACAAACCTCACTAAGCAATACAATTGCTGCTGGTGGTACGGGTATGACGCTAGCCAAACTAAGAGAAGCAAAATACATTCTGGATAATGCAGATGTAGATCCTTCTCTACCACGAATTATTGTCATTTCGCCTAAACAATTGCAGGACATGCTGGCTATTACAGAAGTCCAATCGGCAGATTACAACACCATTCGTGCGTTAGTTTCCGGTGACGTAAACACGTACATGGGCTTTCAATTTGTGACTAGTACACGATTGGCAAAGTCTGGTAGTGATCGCACTTGTTTTGTTTATGCTATTGATGGAATCTTGCTAGCAATGGCAAAAGACCTAACGGTTCGTGTAGATGAAAGACCAGACAAATCATACGCCCATCAAGTGTATGCTTGCATGAGTCTTGGTGCTACAAGAATGGAAGAGGAAAAAGTTGTTTCAATCATCTGTCAAGAATAATGAGGTACAATGGCTAGTGTTAATACTCAAAAGATGACAGATATTACATCTGTCCCTAAAGTGATGGTCAAAGCCTCAGAAGCTCACGGCAGAAAACGTGTTTGGTATGACACGTATGAAGCTGCAGCATTAGCTTCTGGTTCTGACATTACCTTTGCTCGATTGCCAAAAGGCGCAACTGTCTACAACGTTAAGCTAATGTGTGATGCACTAGGTGCTGGCGTTACGCTTGATGTGGGTGATAGTGGTGATGCAGATCGCTATATTGCGAAAGGTGCAACTACTTGGAATACTGCCAATCAAGTTGTGGATTCCAACGCTATTGATGGTGTGGGATATACACTGACTGCAGAAACTGATTTGGTAATTACCACAGGTGGTGCTAGTGCAACTGGAACCATCAAAGTAATGGTCGAATATAGCTTAGGCGACTAATGGCTAGTGTTGTTCAGATTTGCAATATTGCTCTGTCCAATATTGGGGAACAAAGAATTACTGCTCTGACGGACAACAACGAAAGAGCAAGACTGTGTAACCTGCGTTATGATGACGTAAGGGATGCAGTCTTGCGATCCTATCCCTTTAAGTGTGCTGTACAACGTGTAGAACTAGCACTAAGTGCAGATACACCAGCTTGGGGATACACTAAAAAATTTGCACTTCCTGCAGATTGTCTGCGTGTACTGGATATTGAAAACTATTTTGAAGATTATGAAATTGAAGGAAGGTTTATTGTTACAGATGCTACGCAGATTAAGCTCAAGTACATCTATCGTGTAGAAGATCCAAATCAGTTTGATTCATTGACGATTCAAGCCATTGCATTGAAGTTGGCATCTGAATTGGCAGAAGCACTGACCGGACGGGCAGACTTGCGTGATCGTATGCTGGCTAAGTATTTACAAGTGATCAGTGAAGCAAGAGGTGTAGATTCACAAGAACGTTCCATGCCACATATTATTGTAGCTGAAGATTATATAAATTCACGATTGGTAGGATCTACATTCCGTAGAGCAAAATTTTCGGATGAATAACAATGAGACTCCAAACCTTACAGTCTTCTTTTGCAGATGGTCAAATATCACCAAGACTGCAGGGAATGGTAGAATTAGAGTCTTATCGTTCTTCATTGGCAAAGATCGAAAACATGATCTGTTTGCCGCAGGGATCGGTTACTAGAAGAGCAGGAACTTATTATGTAACCAGTACCAAAAATAATGGCTATGTTCGATTGATTCCTTTTAGTAGAGGTCAGGGAACTTCTGCCATTTTAGAATTTGGCGCAGGATACATTCGGTTTTATTCTAATGATGGACAAGTAGAAGTTGGTGGATCTCCGTATGAAGTATCTACGGTTTATATAGATGCCAGCACAACAGAACCTATTCCTTTTACAGTCAATGATCTAGATGATATCAGCTATACCCAATCGGCTGATGTTTTGTTTCTTACACATCCCTCCTACCCTCCTTTACGCTTATCAAGAAATGATGTGGATGATTGGTTATTGGAGTATCTTCCGTTAACCAACGGGCCTTTTCAAGCAACCAACACATCAGACACCACACTGACACTCGCACTCTCCGGTGGCTCTACTTTATCGTATGAAGAAATTGGAAAGGTCAGTCCATCCGCATGTGATCAAACCACCAATACGATTACGCTCAATAACCATCCGTTTGTAAATGGTCAGACGATTCGGGTGACAATTACACAATCCGGATCTTGGGGATCACTGTCACTAACTGCTGGCGGAAGTGCAAACTTTACAATTTCTACAGCTACCCAAAATACATTTAAATTAGAAACTGGTGGCAACACGGTTTCATTTACAGATGATCCTACACAAGATGTGTTGCTAGAAAAACCGTATATCCCCAAAGGATCTACCGTAACGGTAACGGCAAGTGCAGTCACGGGAATCAATGATGATCTGGGATTTATCAATACAGGTGGCATTTCAGACGTAGATCGATACATCCGGATCAACTCAGAAATTTCTCCTCAAATCAAATGGGGATACGTCAAGATTACGGGCGTGACTTCCTCAACTGTAGTTACTGCAACGGTAGAAGAAGATCTAGCAAGTACGGATGCTACAGAAGAATGGGCATTGGGTGCATTCAGTCAATACACTGGATATCCCAGAACCATACAGATTTATCAGCAACGATTGGTATTTGCAGGAACTTCTGCTGAACCACAAACGATTTTTCTTTCCAAGACTGCAGACTTTTTTAACTTCTCCACTTCAGAACCATTAGGGCAGTCTACCGGAAACATAGACTCTGCAGGACGTAGTATTATTGGTGAGCAAATCTTTGAAGACAATGCTCTATCTCTGACAATTTCATCCGATACGGTAGATCAAATTGAATGGATGTCAGAAGACAGAAGACTAACCGTAGGAACATCTGGTGGTATTTTTCAAGTCTATGGATCAGATGATGACGTAACGGTAACGCCATTTAATTTTAGTATTATTAAAGCATCCGCTTGGGCTACAGACAGTACCTCTTTACCCGTAAAGATTGGTAACAACTTATTGTATGTCCAGCAAAATGGCAGGAAAATCAGAGAGTTGGCGTTTGATAAAGTTCAAGATCAGTATGCTGCTGCAGATCTATCCCTAAGAGCAGAGGATTCCACACAATCGGGCATCATTGAGATGGCATATCAAGATCAGCCATATTCAATTGTGTGGTGTGTACGAGCAGATGGGAAAGTAGCAGCAATGACGTATGTGGATCTATTGCAGATGAGAAGCTGGTCATTGCACACCATTGGCGGAACACACGTAGATGCTACCTATGGAAATCACGCAAAAGTAGAATCAATATCTGTGATTCCACGTGGCACATACGATCAAGTCTATATGGTGGTCAAGCGAGACATCAATGGATCTACGGTTCGCTATGTAGAATTTCTAGAACGATTCTATGACAGTTTTTATATTCCAGCAGAGAATGCTCACTTTGTAGATTGTGGACTAGAAGAACCAGCCAGTAGAACATCAGCATCTACTACGATCAGTGGCCTATCACATCTGGAAGGAGAAGAGATTTCCATCTTGGGTGATGCTGCCGTTCAGCCCAATCGAACCGTAGCTAGCGGAGAAATCACACTTCAATTAGCCGCATTGAAATTTAGAGTAGGCTTACCCTTCATCAGTAAAATCAAAACACTTCCTGTTGTATCTGTAACCGATACCACGAATTCAATTGGCAACCGGAAACGAATTCACAGTGCCACACTAAAATTGTTTGAAAGTATGGGATTCCGTTTTGGATCATCAGAAACCAATTTGGATGAAGCTATTTTCCGATTAGCTTCTGACGAGATGGGGCAAGCACTAGAATTCTTCACAGGTGAAAAGACATTTCAGATTGCAGATGAGTTTAGTACGGAAGCACAAATTGTGATCCAGCAAGATGCTCCGTATCCGATTACCGTTTTATTAATAGGAATTGATTATGAAACTAACGAGTAAAGATTACGAAAGCAGAAATGAAGTAGATGAAATACTGGAAGATTTGTCTGCAAATACTTTGGAAGATTTACTGGAAGAACTAAACAAGCAATATAACGAGATGCAAGAAAATGGCAGTTAGCACCGCATTGATGTTGCTGTTGGGTGGCAGAGCCTTAGTCAACACAGCAGCAACCGCACAGCAAATTGCTTCACAAGCCAAACTGCTGAAAATGCAAGCAGGATTGGTAATGGAGAGTGCAAGAGAATCAAAAGCATTAGCTTATGAACAAGCAGTTCTGTATGGCAGAACAGCAGAGGAAAATGCACGTGCGGCTGAATATGCAGGTGATCAGAATCTGATGTATGAAGAGATTGCAGGAATGCAAAGGATTGGTGGAATTCGTGCCAAGTCCGGATCTTCTGGTGCATCTGTGAATGTAGGAACACCAGCAAATTTGCAGATTGCCCAAGCACAAGCCAATGCATTCAATCAGCGAATGATCAAATACAATACAAAGTATGAAGCAGCACGTACCCGTTTGGATGGAGAACAAAAAGCAAACATGACCATTCGACAAGCAGAGATTCAGTATGATCGTGCAGTACGTGAAGCAAAGTATTATGAAACACAAGCGGCAGAAGTAAGAGCAACCAAAGCACTTGCTACGTTATCATCAATCTTAGGTGGCGCAGCAAGCGTAATGAGTGCTATGCCAGCACCACAAGATCAACCATTGCAACCCGTAGAAAATAATTCATTTATGAATTCAGATTTTATGCAGTGGTTAAATCGGTCAATGTTTGACTACAACGATAAAATGCGTAAGAGCAGATATCGATCTAATTACACTGACACAGTTGGGCCTTTCTAATGGCAAAATTACCGTTTGAACGAGCATCACAGATTGTACAAACCAACCGATTGGGTGCGCCACAAGTACCGAAAGCGGCAGCACCTCTGAATGTAATGAATTCGGCAGGAGTACAAGCACGTTATCAAGCACTGAGATCCTTTGGAGATGCATTGGGATCATTAGGTGAAGTGATGGCAGTTCAGATCAATAATGAGAATCGGGAGGAAAAACGTCTGCAGTTGATGGACATTCAAAACATGTTCGATCAATCCGGTCAGCAGTTGATTAGTGATCTAAAGGAAAAGCCACCGCAGGATATTGAGACTGCACAATCTATGGTCAATCTCAGCTTGTATGGTGATCCTGCTGGCAAACCTGCAAAGAACATTGGTGGTTTGTATGGTTCTATTACAAGCAAGTATGGCAATTCCAGAGAAGTTCAAGAACTGTTTGAACGGGTAGCCATTGATCAACGGTTTCGTGCCAAAGCTGTAGGGATACAACAGCAACAGTATCGACAGACAAATGAATTAAAGGATCAGTATTTTACGCAGACGCAAGAAATTTTGATGCAGGAAATTACACCGGATGTATTGGTTAAATTTCCAGATAAAGAATCTTGGGCAGATCGCACCGCAACTCAATTAGAAAATCTAGAAAAAGAATTATTTGAAGGGATAGATGAAGGCATTGCCAATAATGTGCGCTCAGACATTATGCGGCATATGTTTGCTACGCAGGAAGCGTTAGTCACAAAATGGCAAATGATTTTTGAGCAGAATCAAGCTGGTCAATTGATCAAAGCAGGTAGAAATCTCAAAGCAGATGCCACGTTAACCAATAAAGAAAAGCTGGAGAAATGGACGCATCAAGTAAATCAAGAAGTACAAGCTGGAAGAAAAACACCAGAGCAAGCAGAAAAATTACTTTTTGATTTTCATCGTGATCTAGATGTAGCACTTGCAGATCAGATGTATGACCAGAATCCGCAAGAACTGTTGCGTGTGCTGACGTATGAAGGAGATGGCAAGAAAAGAACAGAAGAAGGATTTGAGTTTGAAACCTTTGACAACACGATTGTTTCTAATTATCGGATCAAAGCATCTAAAAAAGTAAACGCACTAATCAATGCAGAAGTCACAGCAGCATTTAGCAGAGCAGATGACATTATTCAGCAAGCCGCAATTACAGATGATCATGCAGTGCTGGAAGATGAACTGCTTGAATCTATGGATGTATTAGGCAAAGCACATCCAAAGCTTGCCACTGAAATCAACGGGAAAGTTGCTGCATTTGATAAAGCTGTAGTAGTGCGGCAAGAACTGAAAAATATTGGAACGTATACCAAAGCAGATCTAGATCAGAAAATAGAAGAGTTAAAACCAAGTCCTTATAGATTAAATGCAGAACCCACATTTAATGCAGAAACCGGAAAGTATGAATATACAGAAGACACTGAAGTTCCGAATGAATCTTATATGGAGGAAATGCGGCAATGGAATGTATTCAAGAATGCCGTATCAGATATCTACAAAGTACGGAAAGAAGATCCACGATTTGTTTATGAACAAGATATACCGGAATATCAGCAAGATGGATTGTGGGATCAATCTTTTACAGAGAAGGAAATTGCTGCAGGATTACGTGAGCAGATGGAATGGGGTGGTATCTATTCTGAGTTTATTGATGAGTCTACAAAACCAAAACAATTTAATCCGGAACGTTTAAACTTTTTATTAGACAGTGGCAACTATCAGCTATGGTCAAAAGCGACACATCAGAAGCTGATATCTAGAATGAGCCAGATCCAATCAGGAAAAGAACTAGCTGCATTTTATGAGCAGATCGCTAGAGACAGTGGAGTGTATGCTCCATTTGTTTTCAAGATGCTCAAGAAAGAAGAAAAGCAATTAGGCATTGGATTCACACACGGTGATTATCTGATTACAGAAGTCAGTCAAGATCCCGTAAAAGAAATACTGTTCAGCGCACAAAGCAATTCCAAAACAAATCGAAGTACTATTCATAATATTTTTATTGCTCCAGATGGAGAAGATAAGGTTACTGTAGAAGAAATTCAGGGAATGCTTTTAGAGGATAAGTCGTATCGTAGTTTTCATTCTTCATTGGGAGTTAATGAACGAGATCGTGCAGCAAAGCAGCAAGAAGTTCTCAATACAGTAACTGATTATGTTTTGGAGAAATCACGCATTTATGGAGTGACTTTAACAAAAGGTGCTAGAAGAGAGTCTTTAGAACCAATGATTCAGCAATCTGTAGAAGATTTGTTTGAAGATAATTATATTTTTATTGAAGCATCTCGATCCGGATATTTTTCAGATCATCAGCACACACTAGCAATTAATAAAAAACATTTAGAAGGATCACATACGCAACAGTATGTTAGTCAAGCAGTTAATAACTTTGTTGATAATTGGCTAGATTACACAAAAACAGATTTAGAAGGTGATCCGGTTAATCAGAAGTACATTGAATTATTGCAGGAAGGAAATTGGAGACTAGCACCATCACCCAATAATGATGGGATCATGATGTATGTGCTGGATGAGAAGACCGGAATTTACAATGTAGTTCGCAGGATTGGCCCATACATGACTGCAGAACAAGCAGACAATGCACCACCTGTGATCATTGAGTATGACCGGATACGCAATCTAACAGATCAAGAGTTTATTGCAGATCAGCCAATGATGGACAGTGTAGTGTATCCACTAGTCAGAGAACTAAAAAACTATGTAGAACACATTAATCGGAATGCATCCAGTTATCCACGTAAACGCACACCTTCTGCTAGTCCAAATGTTGAAACGGAAGTTGAACAACCTGCTGTACAAGAACAACCAACTACGTTTTCACGCAATATCCCAATGGGGAATTTTGTACGTTCACAAACTGAACAATTGGATCGGTTGATTGAAAAGAATGTTGCAGATCGAATTGGCATTTCGCCAATAGAAGATTTGGATAAGCAAGTGATGAGTGGCTATGTAGGTTCGTCTGAAGCAGACAATCCTACGGATTATCCATCAACTCCAATTGTTGGTGAAGAAGCAGTAATACAACCAATTGCTCCAAGAGAACCACAAGAACCTACTTCACAATTTGTAGACAATATTTCTCAGGGAGTAGTGGCTACCCCAAAAGCGCAAACTGTTGAGCCAATAAAAACTAAAGAGCCAAAGAAAAATTTAACGTCAACAGCAAATGCAATTTCAGAAGAACCAAAACCACGTATTGATACAGAGAAAAAGTTTACAGAACTAAGAGGGAACTACGAAGCAATGACGGGTATTCTCAAGCAAGTTCAAGCACAAATTGAAACAGAGATGCTGGATGCATCTCCAACAGATATGGAGTACTTAAAAGATCAGTATGATTTACTTCATCAACACATGGATAGTCTCAATCAATACAACATGTTTTTGGGACAAATGGATGGGCCTTTGGGCTATACATATACTTATGATATGCAAGTTGATTCACTTACTAGAGCAAATCGTGAATTTAAGAACTTTGCACAGACAATTGTCTTGTTTAGAAAAAACTTATCTGAATACAAAACAAAGCAAAGACAATCTGCTGTAGATAAACAACCCAACATGAATCGAATCCAGAATCTACCGTTGATGAACTAATGATTTACGATACTTTTCCGGTTAACTATTCCGGTAGACGTACAGAGTTTATGACCAATCCAGATCCGTCTTGGGGGGATCTGTACATTAACTTTATGAAATCCGGATTTTCATCAACAGAACTTGGACTGTATCAATCGTTTAGAGAAAAAGGAAAGTACGACAAGACTTCTGTGTTTTTTGATGAAGAGGCATATGCCCAGACAGATGTTTTGGATAAAGAAAGTTTTAAGACTTCTCCATTCTTTGATGAGCAGATTAGTTTTTATGATGGGATGACTAAGGCAGAACTGCAATTGATACGAGAACGATTAGATCGGGAACGTGAACTAGCACTAATGATGAGCAATGCTGATTCATTACGTGAATGGTCTGCAATTGGATTAGGATTGCTATCCGGTAGTCTGCCTTCTGTTATGAACTTTATGCCAATAGTCAGAGGATTTAAAGGATTAGATGCCGCACTGACATTTGCCAGATTAGGCAAGTATGGCAATCGATTTGTAAAAGGTGCAGTGGATGCTGGCATAGCCACTAGTATTATCAATGTGCCGTATGCTATGGATCGAAATAACTACCAGCTAGATTATGATTTGAATGATTACATGATGGACGTAGGCATTGGATCTATGTTGGGTGGTGGAATTGGTACAGTTTTGGGCGGAATGTATGATGGCAAAGTAGCTAGAAGAGCAGATCTGGATGTGTTTGATGAGACACAACCACTGTTTAGTTTTAAGAACAGTGCAGATCAACCATCATTAATGGAAACCAGAGCAGGAACGGCAATACAGAAAGTAGATCCTGCATCACGTTATGTGGCTACTAGAACAGCAGCAGCACAGATAGCCAATGAGGAGCCTGTTGATGTTTCTAGAAATATGCCGGTTTCTGCTACAGCAGAAGAAATCAATGAGATGGTCAATGATGTTATTCCCAATCAGTCTGCAGTTACAGAACCACCAATTGGCACAGCAGAACGTGGCAGAAGAACAAAAGATGCTAATAACATTTCGGATCCAAATGGTGAGATAGAAATCTTTGATGGTGCAGAAACCAATCTTGTTTTGTTGGCAACAGAAGATGGAGTCAAAGGCGCACAGATCAAACTGATCCCACTAACAGAAGAAAGCTTTAAAAAGTATTTTGGTAAGGATCGGATACTGTTTCAGAAAAAGCTAGCCTATGCCCAACGAGTAGGAAATGAATCCAATAAAAAGATCAATGATCTAGATGGGATTGGAGAAGATGTATTTACCTACGATGATGGCAGCACTCTTTCTATAGCATCTATCAAGAATTCTGATCTATCAGATGCAGATGGATCGTTGGCAAAGTATCTTGAATTTGAAGAAGAATATTATGGAACAAACACTTATCAACCTACACATATTCAACTGATCAAAAAAGATGGTCAAAAAGATTTCAAGTTTTCCGGAATAGGTAGCAAGCCTGTTTTAAGAGATTACTACAACAGTAACGGTGTGCGTGGCAAAAGATTGCAGGTCAATAACTTTCAAAACAAGTTGGGCCAGCAATGGCGCAACACAAAATCAAATGACAGCAATGCTATCAATGAATTTGCAGACACACTGAAGAACTATCGATCTCCGGTGCAGATAGATGATCCTCCCATTGATCATCGTGTGGTTCCAGATTCGCAATCAGAACCATTGCCGAATACGAATCTAAACAATACTCAGTATCAGAAAACATTAACTGAACGTGAGCTAGAGGCAGACACCGATTTTTATGCGTCCAATCCTACTGATGAAGAAATTAAATTTTATGAAAATGAAAAAATGATGTTTGAAAATGCAGAGAAGGATATAGACAGTTTGATCCCAGACGTAGCAGCATGTGTGAGGAAAAATGGCTAAGTTTGACCCGTGTCTGCAAATCGCAACCAATCACAAGTTTGGCTTGTCAGAACAAGAAGCTAAAGATTTGGTAGATGATTTACGCAAGAAAAAAGCAGTACTGCAATTGGGTTCTGATTATGAACTGAAGTTCAAACGAACTGTACAGTCCATGACAGATGAAGAGAAACGGGCTATTCGATTTGCAAAAGTTGCTCGACTCAATCAGATCAACACTAATCGAAACATTGATCAAATGATGAGCAACTCACCAAATGCGTATGGGCGATTCTCTGCGTTTATGGTGCGACAATCCGGAAGTGCAGAAGAAGGAATGCTGGATAGTATTGCAAACCGTCAGTTTGCTAGACGTAGTCAATATGTAGGAGAGATTCTAAAAACAGTATGGAAGGCCAGAGCTTTTCTTTCTAAGCCTACAATGTTTGGCAGATACGTTTTTGGCAGAGGTTTGTTTGATGAAATAGATTTTCAAAGAGGTTTGGTCAAAGAGATGTTTGATGGAATCGGCTCATCCGGTATTCCTGCAGCACGTAGGATGGCTGAGAAAGTGATTGAGATTAAACGTCTATTGGTCAATGAAGCACAAAAGATGGGAGTCAATATCGGATGGCTGGAAGATCATGTCACTACACAGTTTCATGATTCCGTAGCTATACGTGGAACCGAAAAGAATATTGACGATGCATTTATTCGTTGGTCAGAAGCAATCTATCCTTTGCTCAATAAAGAAAGAACTTTCAAGAATCCATCAAACTCTGCACCGGATATTATTGATCCGGAACACATTCAGTTTTTGCGTAGAGTCTTTGATAATATTATCAGTCAAAACCGAACCGTAGAAGAAATCATTCCTACTGATTTTAATGTAGGCAGAAGATCATTAGCTTCAAAAGTATCACAGCATCGACAGTTGCATTTCTTAGATGGAGATAGCTGGTTACTTTACAATCGTGATTATGGTCACAGCAATCCGGTAACTGCAATTCTAGCAGGGATTGAACGGTTTAGTGATGATGTTGAGTTGATGAAAGCAATGGGGCCAAATCCTCAAGCAACTTTTGACCGGATCATGAAAAAGCTTAATGTCAAAGGAAGAGAATACACAAAATTGGTTTCTGAATTTAACCACATCTCTGCTGCTAGTTTTGAAATCCATGATCCAACTTTGCACAAATGGACAACCGGAATTCAAAACGTACAA